ACATGGAACGTGATGCTAACCACATTGGTCAAGACACACGTCGTGGTAAGGGTAACTTCATCGTTGCTTCTGCTGACGTTGCTTCAGCATTGGCGATGGCTGGTGTTCTCGACTACGCTCCTGCATTGTCGACAAACCTAAACGTTGATGACACTGGCAATACTTTTGCTGGTATCCTAAATGGTCGTTTCCGTGTTTACATCGATCCATATTCGAACAACCTTGGTGCAGCTAACCAGTTCTACATGGTTGGTTACAAAGGTACTTCGCCATATGACGCTGGCTTGTTCTACTGCCCATACGTTCCTCTACAAATGGTTCGTGCAGTTGATCCTAACAGCTTCCAGCCAAAAATTGGCTTCAAGACTCGTTACGGTCTAGTTGCAAACCCATTCGCAGAAGGCACAACAAAAGGTGCTGGTGCGTTGAATGGTCTTGCTAACAACTACTACCGTGCGTTCAAGATCGCCAACTGTTAAGTTAACTTGTGATTGCAATGCAGAGTTGTAGTCTAACAAACCAGCCATTGCAAATGCAGAAGCAACATCAGAAGAGCAGATAATGATATTACCTTTACCTCTACGAGTTGTCTTAGCAATCGTATTAGCTTCTCTTTCGATTTGGAATGCCAAACCTTTAACTTTTTCAACCATCCAACGACCGTTAGAATCTGTGTCTAAGTCAAATGTACCAGCAGTAGTTGTACCTACTTGAGCACCTGTCTTAGCAGTTGAATAGATTGTGCGAACAACTTCACGGTTGATTTCAGCAAGAATTTCAGCAGACAAGATGTTTGCTAATTCTGTTTCTGCATCTAGACCATGAACTGCTTTCAAGTCTTGTGCAAGTTCGATTGAGTATTCTGCCTTCAAAGCACGGGTCTTTGCAGTAACAGTAACTTTCTCAATTGAGAATGCCATTTCTTGGAAAGTGTTAGATGAATCACCTAATGCTTCTGCAAGAGCAGTAGACATTGCGGCAACACCTGCACCGTTACCAACGAAAGTGTTAGCAGCTGCAGAACCAACAGTCAATGCAGTTTGAGCGGTACCAAGACCACCAAAACCTGTGTTAGCTTCGTTGTAGAAAGCTTCTGTACCTGTTGCTGTTGAATATGTAGAACGCATTGCGAAAATCAAGCCTGTTGGACCTGTCATTGGTTGAACACCGCAGATATCGTATGCGATTAAGTTTGGTAGTGAACGGCGAACCAAGCTGATTAAGATTGGATCAAAACCGGCAACTGGACCTGAAGCGGTTGCACCAGATGAGAAACCTGTTGCACCAGCAGAACCCAAACCAGCAGATGCTGAGTTTGTTGGAACTGCTTCAACCATCATACCAGAAGCTTTTTGCATTTCTTGAGCTTGATTCTCAAGAATAACTGCTGTAACAGCTTTACGATATGGGTCCTTAATTGGGGCTAGGTCTGGATGATCCAGAACACCTTCCCACTTTTTCTGTAATGATTCGGACAAATACATTTGTTATCTCCTAAAGTTTACTAATTAAATTTTTGTTTTTGAAATTGCTTGAGATACAGCGGCAACGAATGGGTCAGCAATGACTTTCTTTTCGCCTTCAGCATCTTCAATTTGCTCGTGAAGTTGGTCTTCTGTTGCCTTTTTAGCACCAGATGGGAAATAATTCTCACGGATAGTTTCAAGTTTAGTTTTGTATTCGTCCTCTGTGGAGAATTCTACACTCTCTGCGAGTGCTTTGATTTTTTCAACTTGAGTTGCTGTGAGACCTTCGCATACATCACGGGTCAATTCTAGTTTGCGTGATTCAACCAAAGCTTTCTTCAGTTCAATACCACGCTCGATTTCTTCGTTGATTTTGCTTTCAAGTTCTTCAACTTTACCAGCTAATTCATCAACAAGGTCGACTTTTTCTGCTGGAACATCAATGTAGTGTTCAGCAAATAAATTACGCATACCGGCAATAAAATCTTCAGTCAATTCAGCACGGAGACCTGATTCGATAGCAATTTCGTTATCATTCATCCGTGATGACCTAACAGAAAAAGTTGACGACTATCTTT